TATAGAAAGTGTTCGTTTGACCTGTTTGAACGGATTAATATATATAGACAGTAAAATATATTCGCAAGTCTTTTTATAGCCTTGCTCATACTGTTACAATAGACTGTACTAAACTGCTACAAGGCAGGTGAATACTGTCCACACTAGGGGGCTAGATGACGTTCGAAAAGGGGGCAACTAACCCCAAGACGGCTAAGGCAAACGAAGCCAAAGAGAAAGTACTTATGCTGGTGGCTGAGGGTATGTCTCTCGCCAAGGCTATGGAGAAGGTGGGCTCGAAGCCCGATACCGCCCGCATCTGGATATACAGAGATGCAGACTTTGCCCGTAAGTTGGAGCAAGCCAAAGAGGATGCTAAGAGCAACTCTATTAAAGCCCTTGGTATCCCCAAGGATGAAATCCAGTTCGCTCAGTTCTCTGAGATGTTCCTGGGTTCTAAAGTATTCCCGCATCATCAGGACTGGGTCGACCTAATAGAGGGGCGCGAACCTTCGTGGCTCCACCCCGCTATCACCTACGAGCCTGGGGACGTAACCCGTATGCTCATCAATGTACCCCCTGAGCATGCCAAGTCCACCGTCATTACGGTGAACTACTCAACCTACCGTATCGCCCTCAACCCTAACGTCCGCATCATCGTGGTCTCTAAGACGTTGAACAAAGCACGCGAGTTCGTGTATTCCATAAAGAACAGGTTATCCCATCCCCGCTACGCCAAGATGCAGAATGCATTTGGACCTGAAGGCGGTTGGAAAGCAGATGCAGATACCTGGAAGGTCGACACCGTCTATCTTGGGGGCGATGCGCGTGATTCATCCGAGAAGGACCCGACTATCCAAGCCCTTGGTATGGGTGGTCAAATTTACGGCGCTAGAGCAGATTTGATTATCTTGGACGACTGTATAACTACAGCCAACGCCCATGAGTATGAGAAGCAGATTAACTGGCTCCAGAAAGAAGTTATTACCCGTCTGGGTAAAAACGGCAAGTTGCTTATCGTAGGCACTCGAATTGCTCCTACAGATTTCTATAAAGAATTAAGAGACCCTAAGTACTGGTCTAACGGTAAGACCCCATTTACTTATATGGGTATGCCAGCAGTTCTTGAGTATAAAGATAAAGTTAAAAACTGGGTAACTCTTTGGGGCAGGTCTGATATTCCTTGGGATGGGGATGAAGATACTCCAGATGCAGATGGTCTATATCCTAAATGGAACGGCGAAGCCCTTAATAAAAGACGCGGTGAAGTTACTCCTTCTACATGGGCGCTTGTCTATCAGCAAGAGGATGTGACTGAGGATGCAATCTTTTCAGCACCTTTGGTGCAAGGTTGTGTTAATGGCATGCGTAAGCGTGGTCCGCTAGACCCAAATAAACCTGGACACCCAGACCGAGTTAGTGGCTATACCATTATTGGCTTTGACCCAGCAATGACTGGTAACTCAGCATTCGTGGTAATTAATTATAACGCTGCTGATAGCCGTATATATGTGCTTGACTGTGTAAACATGTCAGAGCCTACGCCTGCAAAAATTAGAAACACAATTGAAGAGTTGGTTATTACACACCGACCTAATGAGTTGCGTGTTGAAATTAACGCACACCAGAAGGGCTATGCCCTAGATGATGATTTGCGCAATTGGCTTGCCCAGTATGGATGTGACTTAAAGCCACACTTTACTGGTAAGAATAAATGGGACACAAATATGGGCGTAGCATCTATGTCTACGTTCTTTGGAACAATGCGTGAAGGCAAGTTTCAAAACAATAATGCAATAGAGTTCCCATCTACTGAGGGTTCTGAGGGCATGAAATCCTTACTTCAACAGTTGATGACATGGAAGCCAAACACTAAGGGCAAGACTGACTGCGTTATGGCTTTATGGTTTGCCGTACTTAGGGCAAAAGAACTAATGCAAGCGTCTTCATTCACTAGTCGCTACAAAGAAAACCGTTGGGCTACTAAGGCGCAACTATCAAAACGACAATCAATTAACCTCGACGCTGCCTATCAAGAGCAGTGGCAAGAACAATTCGGATAGGAACTAACATGGCAGCACCACTTGTAGGAGCAGCAGCATTTGCTGCCGCTAAACTTGTAGCAAAAAAACTTGCAGTAGATACAGCAAAAAAAACTGGGGCTAAGGGCAGTGTTAAGAAAGTAAAGAAATCAATCAACAACCCAAAGATGCAAACTAGATTTGAAAATCTTACTAAAGGTTCAAACACATTAAGTCCTAGTTCTATGGCAAGAACAAATAGAACAAAGCCAGTACCTGTAAAGAAAAAGGGTAAGTAACATGGCAACAGGCAGAGTTTCAGGTGGTAGGAGAAGTGGCGGTATCGCTGGCGGTACACGCATGAATACGACTAAGAACACTTCAAAAGGTAAGGCTAAAGTAGAAAGTCGAATTAATCGACTTAATGAAATTGCAGATTATCGTAGTGGTGGAGCAGTTGGTTATGAATATAAAAAAGGTAAACTAAAAGAAATAGTTGAGAATTCTGGTATTAAAAAAGTTAAGCCACGAAATATTAAAAAAGTAACCGATAAAATGGCTCCAAGTTCTAAAAAAGATTACAAAAAGTATAAAGAACAAAATAAAGGAACAGGACCATTTAAAACACCTAAGGTTCCAGTAAAGCGCAAGTCTAAGTAATTTTTAATCAATCGTTAGGACAATAATGTTATCAGTTAAGCAGATTGCGGCGCGTGTTGAGTCGCTCAAACACCGCGCCCGCGAGCGCGATTCTAGACATGAAGATGTCCTAGCAGTACGTCGTGGTCAAATCTCTAGTGTCTACCCTGACTTCTTTCCAGAAGGCGTAGATGCAAACGTAGTAGCAAACTTTATTGATGTTGTTGCACGAGACCTATCTGAAGTTATGGCTCCGCTTCCAGCAATTAACTGCTCTGCAATTAACCAGGTTGAGGATAAGTCACGCAAGTTTGCTGACACTCGTACCCGTATTGCTGCAAACTATTTTATTAATTCAGATTTACAAGTGCAGATGTATACTGGTGCAGACTGGTATCTCACATTTGGTTTCGTCCCTTTCATTATTGAATTCGACGAAGAGGCAAAACTGCCGCGTGTTCGCATAGAAAACCCTGTAGGTGCTTACCCAGAGTATGACCGCTATGGACGCTGCATTGCTTTTGCTAAGAAATACCGTATGACAGTTGCCGAATTGGTGTCTCAGTTCCCTGAGCACGAAGAAGGCATTCTTGGTAAAGATGGCTATGAGCAAGACATGAATAGTTATCTAACTGTCATTCGATACTACGATAAAGAACAGTCTGTAATTTATGTTCCAGACCGTAAAAACTACGCAGTATCAACAGCGGTTAATCCAATAAAGAAAATGCTAGTTCACATTGCACGTCGCCCATCTATCGATGGCGAAATGCGTGGACAGTTTGATGATGTACTTGGTATTCAATTGCTTCGAAATCGTTTTGCATTACTTGCAATGGAAGCAGCAGAAAAGTCAGTACAAGCACCACTTGTTTTGCCTAGCGATGTTCAAGAGTTTGAGTTTGGTGGCGATGGTGTCATCCGTACAAATAACCCTGCTGGTGTTCGCCGCGTAGAACTTCCTATTCCTGCTGGAGCATTTAACTCACAGCAAGTTTTGCAACAGGAACTACGTACAGGAACACGCTATCCAGAATCTCGTAGCGGTAATGTTGATGCGTCAATTATTACTGGTCAGGGTGTTCAAGCACTTATGGGTGGGTTTGATACACAAGTTAAGTCTGCTCAGGCTATCTTTGCTTCAGCACTTAAGAATGTTATTTCAATCTGCTTTGAAGTTGATGAAACAGTATTTGATGAAAAGAAAACAATTCGTGGCGTAGACGCTGGTGCGCCATATGCACTTGAGTACACACCATCTAAGAATATTAAGGGTGACTATTCTGCAGATGTACGCTACGGCATGCTCGCTGGGCTTAACCCAGCACAGGGACTTATCTTTATGCTTCAGGCATTGGGTGGCGATTTAATCTCCGTTGACTTGGCTCAACGAGAAATGCCGTTTGGCATTAACGTCACACAGGAACAAGAGAAGATTGAAGTTGAAAAACTTCGTAAGGCTCTCATTGGTTCACTGCAAGCATATACACAAACAATTCCACAAATGGCATCTCAGGGACAAGACCCACTACCTATCATTCAAAAAATTGCTTTGGCAATTAAGGGACGTAAAGAAGGTAGACAGATTGAGGATGTTATCGAGGAAGTGTTTACACCAGAGAATCCCCCTGCTGGGACTCCAGTTGAGCAACCCGTCCCCTCTGCTCCTGGCGCTCCAGTAGGGGGCGCTCCTGCACAAGCACGACCAGATTTGCAAATGCTGCTTAGTCGTTTGAGTTCAAGCGGAGAGGCATCTGGCTCAGTACAAACGCAACAGCAACGAATAATCTAAGGAGAAATCATGGCAGCAGCACGCAAGAAGCCAGTACGCAAAGCAAAAGTAGCAACCGTACTTAATGATGATTATTCTATGCTAGAAAAACATTGCATTGCAATTAATGAATATTTTAAAGCGCTACGCACTGCAGGATTTTCGGAAGCAATTGCTCTATCAATGATTCAAAGTGTTGAGTCTTACCCAGACTGGATTATTCCAGACCTACCAAACAAAATTGATAATATTCCATATGATGACGAGGATGATGACTAATGGCACAACAAGGCGGATATCGCAAGCCAGAGAATCCTGCACCATCTTCGGGACCAGGCGCTCTTTCACAGCGCACAGATGGCGGACCAGCGCAAGGCGCTAAGTATATGCCAGGTATGCCTTATGGCGAAAACACAATGGCACAGCAAACTGCTGCTCCTATGTCTGGTGGCTCACCCATGCCACCTGCACCTAACATGCCATCAATGCCAGAAGTCTTATCTTTAAACGCTCCAACACAGAGACCAGATGAACCGCTAACTGCTGGACTTGATATTGGTCCTGGTGCTGGTTCAGAAGTTATGAGCATGCAAAATCGCTCACGGTCACTCGTAGATACTATTCGTTATCTTACACAGTTTGACCCATCAGGAGACGCAGAATTAATTTATAGGACACTCACAGACCAGGGGTACTAATGCAATATTTAAAGCCAGTTGTTGCTGAAGTATCTCCTAACCTTTATACCGCTGCTAAGAGTGCAGGCTTAAAGCCTAACGAAATTAATCAAGTTGAGCAGATGAGTTATGCTATTAAGAAGCATCGCAAGTTGGCTAAGATGGAAGACGATAAGGCTCGCAAAGAGTTTGACCGTCTTAATGGTAAAGCACAAGAACAACTAAAGTTTTTATTTAAAGATGCTGAATACCTACAGCCAATGCCTACTGCTGCTGATAGAGTGCAAGGCGTTCTTGGCGGTGCATTAAAGGTTGCAGCAAGCCCACTGATTGGTTTGTTTAAAATTGGTGGACAGTATAACCGACTTATTAATACACCCTATAAGGTTGCTCGTCAAGTAGCACAGGGTGAAGATTTGTTTGATGGTAAGACATGGACTGATGCATGGAACGGCACAGACATGTATGATGTTGCTGCGCTAGATAAAGCAAAAAATTACTTTGGTGATACAGATGTATTTGTCGCACAAGGGCTTCTTGATGGCAAGACACCTGGAGAAATCCTAGAGTCATATGGAAAGATTGATGAGAAGGTTCTTGCATCTATTCAGAAAGCCTACGACGACTCAACTAACTTTAAACAAGTTATGGACAATGTTAAGTTTGCGCAAATAAGTCCAGGACGTGACCTTGTTAGAATGCTAGATACTCGCCCACCTAAAGGTGGCGGTCTTACATATGATTATGTTAATGATTCAGAAAAGAAAATTTCTGGCACTATAGATTTTATTTATCAGATTGCAATTGACCCGCTTACTTGGTTAACTGGTGGACTTAGCAAGGGCGTTACTAAGGGCGAGCGAATTAAGAACAGCGTACTTAAGGCTGTAGACAGTGGTATTCCTATTGAGCGTGCAGTTGATACTGCGTTTAAGACTGAACCTAAGTTAGTTAAACTATGGCAAGATGACCTTGGACCAGCAATTAAGAAGTACGATGAAGCAAAGGGCGCTGCAAAAGCAGAAGCATTTAGAGAAATCTCTACTAACTTTCCCGGCTATGCTAATCGTGAAGCAGTTGAAGCACTTGCCAAAGGCAAGGCATTTGATGTTGCAGGCGCTAAAGCATACTTTGAAAGTGCAGCAAATTTACATTTAATGCTTGCTGGTCGTGTTGATGGTATTACATACATGCGTAACGGTGTTGTTACTGCTAAAAAGCGCCGCTTACTAGGTGAAAACTTTTCAACATACCTAGATGGAATATTTAATAATACTTCAAGAACTACAATTGCTGGTGCTGGAAGAAACGCAGATGAAGTTGATGAGGCTTTAGCACCAATTATTAAGGCTCTTGTTAATCCAGATGACACAGTAGCGCGACTAACAAAACCAGAC